CTTCAAAGCATGGATTTCTATGTGAACTTCACGCTTGATGATAGTTTTAACGAGAAGATTCTTTCTCGTTTCCGTGATGATTTTTCTTATGCTTCTTTCTCTGAGGGTGAGAAGCAGAAGATTGATTTGGCGCTGTTGTTTACTTGGCGAGAAGTTGCTAAATTAAAGAACAGTGTGAGTACGAACCTTCTCCTTCTGGATGAAGTCTTTGACTCTTCACTTGATCAGTCTGCTACGGATGAACTGATGAGGATTTTGAAAGGTCTTGGAGAGAAGACTAATCTCTTTGTGATATCTCACAAGGGTGACGTGCTCTATGATAAATTTGAGCGAATCGTAGAGTTCTCCAAAGAAGGAGACTTTTCATCTATGTCGTCAGTGCAAGGATGACAGTCATATAACTGGTACCCCCCTATGCTCCGATGGACTAGGGGGGTTTATACTATCTGTATACACACAAGGACACAATGCATAAAGAGATCAAAAGCACTCTTGCTCGTCTACTTGCTACCGAGAACCTCCTGGTGGAGCACAGGCAAGTACCTACTGCATCGTTCAATGTTGAGACAAGGGTGTTGACCCTGCCCATGTGGACTCGTGCGAGTGATACTGTTTACGATCTCTTGGTTGGACATGAGGTTGGACATGCATTGTATACACCTAATGACGACTCTCTTGATAACTTGGATTGTCCCCAGTCGTATGTGAACGTTACTGAGGATGCACGTATCGAGAAACTTATGAAGCGTAAGTATCCTGGTCTTGGGAAAGATTTCTATCAGGGATATAAAGAACTTAACGATGATGATTTCTTTGAGATTGCTGACGTAAAACTAGAAAGTATGTCTCTCATTGATAGAGTCAACCTTCACTACAAGATTGGTTCATATGCAATGCTTCCATTTAATGCCACTGAGACCCCTCTACGTGACGCTGTGGGCGTTGCAGAAACGTTTCAGGAAGCAATTGACGCTGCTGTTGCTATTTACAAATTTGCTAAGGAAGAGCAAGAGAAGCAAACCCCACCACCTGTGATGCAAACTCCTCCTTCTGCTTCTGGTGACACTCCTAGTCAGACTGAGAATAAAGATATTCAGATGAGTGATACGGATAGTCCTGGTGAGGTATCACGTCCTTGGTTTACTGATGATGAACCTGACACAGATAAGATGTCAGAAGAAGACAACGACGATGCACAACTAGACACACCTTCATACGAATACATTCAACCGAATATTGATAACGTTCAAACACAACGTAACTTTGATGAGAATGCTTCTGGTTTAATCAACACCAGTATTGGCAGTCCTACATATCTTTCTTTCCCTAAGATTAATTTTAAGAATGTAATTGTTCCAAACAAAGAGTTGTGGAACCAGGCAGAATATTACTGGGATTCATACTATGACGATTTTCCTAAGAATCCTTTCATTGAAGTTGATGATGAATTCCGTCAGTTCTGTAATAATACTGCCAAGGATGTGAACTACCTAGTCAAAGAGTTTGAGTGTAAGAAGTCTGCATCATCGTATGCTCGTGCCACCACTTCTCGTACAGGTGTTCTTGATACAACCAAACTTCATAATTACAGATTCAGTGAGGACATCTTCAAGAAAGTAACTCGTACTACTGATGGAAAAAACCATGGTCTTGTATTCTTACTTGACTGGTCTGGTTCTATGTCTCCTGAAATTTTTGATACTGTATGTCAAGTAATTAATCTTGCTCAGTTCTGTAAGAAAGTTGGTATCCCATTCGACGTGTATACCTTTGTCACTGATGCTACTCTGTTGCAGTTCTTTGGTGTTGCTTGTGATACTCATACTAAGGACCTTCCAGCAGTATCAGACTCTAAGGTAGGTGACTTTTATATTGATCCTCGTTTTAAACTAGTTAATGTTTTGACTAGTGATGGTAATCAAAGTGACTTCAAGCGTCAGTGCAACTATATGTATCGTGTTGCAAACTACTGGCATGAACGTCGGGATATGTACAGGTTCCGTCCAGCACCACCAAACTTTATGGGTCTTGGTGGAACACCATTGAACGATGCTTTGATTGTTATGCGTCAGTATCTTGGTGAATGGCAACGGAATGCAGGTGTTGAGAAGTCACACCTAGTTGTCTTAACTGATGGTGAGTCTCAGTCCACTGCATATATGAAACAAACAACCGCTGATAATTATCATTCCGAACCTTATCCTTTCTATGTTTACGACCAACAGATTACTATTCGTACTCGTAATCGTTATTATAGTTGTGATCGTGTTATGACTAATACACTTCTGACAGTAATTCGTGATACATATCCTGAGTGTTCTGTTATTGGTTTCCGTATCTGTTCCACTCGTGCATTGGGGCAATACCTGAGAGTTCTCGGTATGGACACTAACGATACATATTGTAAGACACTTAGTCGTGACAGATCAGTTGCTATTGATAAGTCACCCTACACACAGTTGTATGTAGTTCAGTCTAGGTCTTACAATGCTGACACTGAAATGACGGTTTCTGATGATGCAACCAAGGGTCAGATTCGATCTGCATTTAGAAAGTCATTGAAGTCGAAGTCTGTGAACAGGAAAATGCTCTCGGCATTTGCTGGACAAATTGCATAGTGTCCACTCTGCCCATGACTCTACCCCACTCTGCCCTATACTAACTACATCAACACAAGACAACTGATGCCTGCCCAATCTGACTTGAACCTCACTGACCTGCTTGCATATTTTCTTGATACATACGCTACACCTGAGGTAGATACTACAAAAGTTCTTGCTGCTGCTGACCACTTCAATGTTTCATACCCTACTGTATGTAAGCGTATCGAACAGTTTAAAGTGACTCGTGGTAAGTGGAACTTGACTGCACCTGAACTCGAAAAAACATATCAATCACCTTCTGCATCTCCCGCTATTGAGGTTTCAACCTTGATTCCTTCCAAAGATAAAAACTATGTTCCATTTGGAAACTTCACAGATCTAAAAAAGATCATCAATTCTGGTGTCTTCTATCCTACGTTCATCACTGGACTGTCTGGTAATGGTAAGACCATGGGTGTTGAGCAAGCATGTGCTCAGACCAACCGTGAACTGATTCGTGTAAACATTACTATTGAAACTGATGAGGATGATCTTATTGGTGGTTTCCGTCTAGTTGATGGAAACACTGTGTGGCACAATGGTCCTGTCATTGAAGCACTCCAACGGGGAGCAGTGCTCCTGCTAGACGAGATCGACCTTGCCTCTAACAAGATCCTATGCTTGCAATCCATTCTAGAAGGTACGGGTGTGTACTTGAAGAAGACTGGCGTCACTGTCTCACCAGCACCTGGTTTTACTGTATTTGCTACTGCCAACACCAAAGGTAAAGGATCAGATGATGGTCGTTTCATTGGTACTAACGTTTTGAATGAAGCATTCTTGGAGCGTTTCCCTCTTACCTTTGAGCAAGAGTATCCTGTCCCTCGTATTGAGACTAAGATGCTCCACAACTACTGCTCAGAACTGGGTTGCTGTGATGAAGAGTTCATTACAAACCTCTGTACATGGGCAGACGTTATTCGTAAGACGTTTGCTGAGGGTGGTATTGATGAAGTTATCTCCACACGTCGTCTTGTACACATCATCCGTGCCTTCTCTATCTTCGACAATCGTTTGAAAGCAATCAAACTCTGCCTCAATCGTTTCGATGATGAAACTAAGAGTGCTTTCTTGGAACTGTACTCAAAGATTGATGCTAAGATTGAACTAAATCCTACCCTTCTTGATTCCTGATGTTATACCGTACACGAATTCTTGATGACTCTGGAACATCCAGAGTCCTTTCCCAAGTTGATCCTGTTCTCATCGTGAATCCTATCAAACGTGTTGATGAAGACAAGGGTATTGACCCTGAATGGTTGGATGAGCAAGTAGACAACTCTCTACAACCAGAACTTACTCTTTCTAGTGGACGAACTGGTTACACTTATAAGAAGTATAATCCAGGACAAGACTACGATTGGCACCAAGATGAAATTACTGATGGTGCTGGACTGAGAATGGATATGTCTACTACACTATTTCTTAATGAACCAACTGACTATGAAGGTGGTGAGTTAGAGTTGCGTTTTGGTGACTTTGGTGTTAGTATTAAACTACCAGCAGGTCATGCTGTCATCTATCCAACGGGTATTATCCATCGTGTGAGACCAATCACGTCTGGTGTCCGTAAAGTGGTTCATTGGTGGGACGAATCTACGGTTCAGAATCCTTTCCAAAGGGATGCCATCATTCAACTCAACAAACATCCAGACAGGTTTGACCTACACACTGCAACACTTGAACGTTTCTGTTAATTATGAACAAATACAATGAGGATGAAATCCTTAAAGAACTTAAAGATTACATCTCTGCCACATACCGTCAGCACTACTCTGCTGGTCCTGATGGGTTTCAAACCCTAGACTTGATCGAAGCGTGTGGTGATGGTGAATCGTTTTGCAGGTCTAACATCTTAAAGTATGCATCTCGATACGATAAGAAGGGAACTGCTAGACGAGACATCTTAAAGGTGCTACACTACGCTGTGCTCCTAATGCACTTCAACGACAAAAACGCAAAAACGGAAGACTATCCTCAATGACCTGTATGAAATTTACTGAACCACAATTGGAAATCCTTGGGTTGTTCATGAACATCAACCCATCCATCATGTTTAAACCTGGTCAAAAGGTTTCAACTATCTCAAACAATAAGAATATTCTGGGTTCCTGTACTTTCAAAGACATTGAGTTTCAACGTACTGCACCCATCTATGACTTGGGTAACATGATGAAGACCATCAAGGTCCTCTCACGTAATACAAGTAACACACCAGACGTGGACTTTGGTGAGAAGCATGTTGACATCAGCATGAACAACAGTCGAATGAAGTATTACTACGCTGATGAGCGTATGATTACTGTTCCACCTGATGTTATCAATAGTATTGGTGAACCATCTATCTCTACTGAACTCAGTAATGATCACCTGTATCAAATCTTTGCTGCTGCGTCTGGGTATCAACTGCCAGACCTTTGCTTTACAGGTCACAATGGTGTTTTGTCTGCTGTTGTTACTGACAAGCGTAACTCTACTGCTAACACACTAGAAATCCAACTAGGTGAGACTGAGAAAGAGTTCTGCTTCTGCATGAAGATCGAAAATATCTCTATCGTGATGACTGGTGGTCAACCATGCCGTGCTGCAAAAGGTTACAAGATTGACCTTTACGATCGCAAGGTCGCCAAACTGTACGGTATTATGAGTGAGAGTTCTACTGTTGAGAACCTAGAACTCATGATCGCTCTTGAACCTGATTCAGAATACTGATGAACATCTTCGTTACGGACCCATCCCCATATCACTCTGCTGTGGTTCTTCCTGACAAGCACATTGTCAAGATGCCCTTAGAGACCTGTCAGATGCTTGCTATTGTATGCTCTGACAAATGGGGTCATGGTTTTGGCACCCTTCCCAAAGCAGACGGTACTCCCTATGCTACTGAGAAGGGTGCTTTTCGTAACCACCCATGTACCAAGTGGGCGAATGAGTTTGTAACTAACTGGCAGTGGTTGCTTGCTCATGGACTTGCTATGTGCGACGAGTACACTGCCAGGTATGGTAGAGTACACACATGCCAGAAGACTCTTCTAGCAGCGAAAGAGATCCTACCTACTGCTGATCCTCAGGGTCGGTCAGGTAAGGAGACCACACCATTCGTCAGAGCAATGCCTGATGAGTACAAACTTGACACTAGTATCTCTACCATCGATGCATACAAAATGTATATTGCATCTAAACCATGGGTAGCAGATAACTATATTAAACTTCCACATCGTAAACCTGACTGGGTTTGACACTAAATTATGAATGATTTCCTTTGGGTAGAAAAGTACCGTCCTCAGACGGTTGACGATTGTATCCTTCCAGAGGAGACTGCGACCATGTTCAAGGGTTTCCTTGACAAGGGTGAGATCCCCAACATGCTGCTTGCTGGTCCTGCTGGTATTGGCAAGACTACTATTGCTAAGGCACTATGCCACGAACTGGGTGCTGACTACTATGTGATCAATGGATCTGACGAGGGACGCTTCCTGGACACTGTGAGGAACCGTGCCAAGGCATTCGTTTCTACTGTCTCTCTGACCTCTGAGGCACGCCACAAGGTGCTTATCATCGATGAGGCAGACAACACCACCCAAGACGTACAGATGCTCCTGAGGGCATTTATTGAGGAGTTCCAGAACACCTGTCGTTTTATTTTTACTTGTAACTACAAGAACAAAATCATCCAACCATTGCACTCACGGTGTTCGGTTATTGAATTCAATGTCAAGGGTAAGGAGAAAGCACAACTCGCTGCATCCTTCTTCAAGCGTGTCCATACAATCATGGCACAAGAGGGTGTTGACTTTGAACTCCCTGTGCTTCGCGAAGTTGTGATGAAGCACTTCCCTGACTTCCGTCGCACTCTGAATGAACTGCAACGGTATTCTTCTAAGGGTAAGATTGACACAGGTATTCTGGGTCAGATGTCAGACATTGCTATGACTGATCTCATGGGATTCTTGAAGAATCGTAAGTTTACTGATGTCAAGAAGTGGGTTGTCGCTAACATGGACAACGAACCTCACGCTATCATGAGAAAAGTGTACGACTCTCTCTATACATACTTACAACCGAAGAGTATTCCCGAAGCAGTTCTTGTTATCGGTGAGTATCAATACAAAGCAAACTTTGTCATGGATCAGGAGATCAATCTCGTTGCATTCATGACTGAGATCATGATGAGGTGTGAGTTTAAATGATGAAAACCCATGAGTTATTTCCAACGAGAGTCTACGAGTTTAGACTAGAAGGTGATGACATGGCAATCTCTGATCAGGCATTGGAATACATTAAGACCTTAGAGATGGCAATGTATAATTTTCCTGCTGGTGTTCGTACCAGTCGGGGAGACATACATAAGGAAGATGAGATGCTGCCTTTAACTGGATTCTTCCATGACTGTCTGGACTA